GCTGTCCATATAGCATCCATAACGTCATCATGCTTCCCTTTAGGGTAGGACATGAACTCTTTTTGAGGCTCTAGGTCTTGAGGACGCCAGTAGAACTGCCCTTTAGCGAACATAGGAACCAAGGAGAGTAACCTTTCGCTCTTACGCGTTCTTGGCTTAACACCTTTCTCAAGACCTGGTATATATAAGTCGTCATTCCTCATTATTTCCCTGACAGCCGTTCTTAGAGCCTCTTGATAGCCAACTGTTTCTATCTTAATTCTTCTTGGCCGATACTTCTTATACATATCTATAATTTTTTGAGGTTGTTTCTCTGGAGAGACTCTATCTCTAAATACATCTATAGAGTAGTGATTACCCTCTGCATCCACACCTATCATGGCAACTACAAAGTAATCAGCCCTCATTGACAAGCTTGATGCTGGGTCTACCCCTCCATACACCTCTACCGGTATAATTGTCTCATCCTCCCCTACAGTCCTAACCATACATCCTTGACCCTCTTTAATTTCAAAGTCATAATGATGCAATTTCATCCATTCTGGCTTAAAAGGGGCACTATCAGGAGATTGAGCAATATTCATATATTCCTGATAGAACCCATTAATGTTCCCGACAGAACGATATTCCTCTTCAATTTGAGAAATACGTTCATGTGGGAATCTTTCAGGCCAGATTGGTTCGCCATCTTCTGTAGTAATAGCATACCAAAGTACATTCCAAACGGAGCTATCCTTCACCCAGTATAAAAAGCAATCCTCGGAAATAACCGTACCTATCATTACGATTTTCCCCTCATCTGATAGTGATGGTATAACAGCTTCTGTCATCCATCGACGATTCTTAACCCTAGCTTCTATAGTAAATGCATTAAGTTCGGATTCAAAATCATCAACTATAATCAAATTAGGCCTAGTATCGCCCTCGATGAAACCACGAACACGTTGTCCAGTACCAACTGCGACAATTCTCGTGCCGTTGCCCAGCACTATGTCAGTGTTGGTCCAACGCTTTGCGGTATTTGCTCCAAGCTCTCCAAAGAGTTCTCGGAATTTCTCGGAATGATTTAAGTGAAACTTGATTCTTGACAAGAAGTTGATTGATTGCGCTTGGGATTCAGAGATGATGACTATGAATAAGTCTTCGTCACTCCGCTTGAATGCAGCCTTCCAGAGCGGATATATTAAACTTGTAGTTGTGGACTTGGCAGTACCTCGGGGAGCAGCAATGGCGGCCCTGGTAACAGATGGGTCAGCCAAGTTTCTATATATGTCGTGATGGAATGGCGGTATTTCTTTACGAAGAGCAGTAGGAAAGCAGATACGCCCAAAAAGAGCCATATTCTTATATAATTTCTCATATATCTTCTTTCTTTCATATTGTTCTTCATAATCCATTTAATCCACCCAATCAGAAAGGATATCATTGTACTTGTCATGGTCCCTATGATAGCCTTCTAAAGATTCCGAGTCATCATACATGGCTTTTCTATTAAATTTATGCTTTGCCAATTCCTTAAAATACTTCATTGCAAAACCTAATAAACCCATATCCCTATATTGCTCTACATGGCCAAGTTCCTCCTGCACACCATGTTGCCAGACATTAGGACTTCTTCCTCCTACATATTTATCATTAGGACCAGCTCCAGGAGGCATAAAGATGGTATTTCCAATTGTAAATTGATTGTCAGAAAATCCAGGGGCGTTTCTTATTTTAACTCCACGTTCTCCTAATTTATCAAAATATTCAGGATTTTCCTCATAACCCTTAAATTTAGTGTTATCCCTAGGTACTTTAGATAGAAGTTCAATTAAATTCATTATCTAAGGCCATTTCCTCCACGTCTACGTTTTTTATTACCCTTACTACGCCTACGAGCCTCGACGACAAAAGGGGGGGATAAATCCCCTATTTGGGGGGATATATCTCCATTAAGTAATATAGTTAATAATAGAGCATTAATCATCTCTTTTACCTAATTTATCAAAATTATAAGCTTGTATCAAACTATCATATACCGCTGGATTAAAATAATTTGTATCCTTCTTAGCTTCTTCAAATCTATATATAAATTTATTATCATCGTAACCCTTATGGAGCATTCTGGGAGCAAGACTATGTTTCTGGCTGCCAACATTAAAATAGTCTAAGTTTTTCTCCCAATCATAAAAATCTGGATATTCATTAAGAAGCTCTATATAATATGGATTATCTGCTAAATAGTGGTCTCCCATTCTTCCTAATTCATCTTGACCTTTTTCCAATTCTTCCACAGCACCTTCATAGATAATAGCCTTATCACCTCTTGTCAGGCCCTTCTTTTTAAACAACCCCTGAAATAAGCCTAATAATCCGCCCATTTAATCATCCTCCTTAGGCTCCGTAGTAGTTCTAGTAGCAATAAGATGCTGTTCTTCTTCTCTAAGCTCATCAATAAGCCTAGATGCACTACCAACCTCTAGTTTATCCACAGTTTTAACCATATCCTTCTCTTTCATGCCATGTAGGTCCTGCAAATTCTCTACAACGCGTAAAAGGTTAGTAACATCTTTCTTTTCCTTGGCAAGCTCAATAGTGTCTTTCATAAGTTCAAAGGTATAATCCTCTGTAAGCTCGTGGTCTTGCAATAGTTTTTGCCTTTCCTCTCTTACCATTTTCTTAAAAACCTCCGATTTCATTGTACGTTTCCATTTACGCCTCTCACTATCTGTTACTGCTCCCAATGCCCATTCAATGGCAAGGTCATAGTCTGGTTTAATCGCAAACATAGCAGACAAGTTCTTCATCTTGTCTTGCCCAGCCTGTACTTCTATGTAGCTTTTCCCTGTAAAAGTTGTATTAGTTTTTCTACCCCTAACTTTAAGCCGTTTTGACGGATACTTCGGACTAAAAAACGTATAGCCCCAAGGAAAGCGAAGATAGATGTTAGTACCAGTACCATTATCTGCATACTCACGGCGATTAATAACTTTAGCCACGAAATCATCATCTGAAAGGGCATAATCACCCTTTTCAGCATCTTTCCAGTATTTATACTCAATACCATGCTTTTTAGCTTCATCAGCACGGTATATGGTATAAGTAGTATGGTCTGTATCACCTTTATGCTTGATATTGATTGTGTACAATTATAATTGAACTCCTTCGTCAATCAATCTTAAATTCCCCAAAACATATCTCCTAAATTTTCTTTGCCAATCCAGTTTCCAACTTCACCTTGAAGGGTGCCTTTGCCAGTCTGTTTAAAACTCCCTTCAGCTCTTTTCAATTCATCAGACATTCCAACCATTCTTTTCGTTCCACTATGAACTTTATTAGGGTCACCCCCAAATCTTCCAGCAAATTCTTGTGCTTCAGTTAAATTGGCCCTCGGCTTATTATGACTAACTACTTTTCCTTGTAAATTAATACGTCCTTTATGGAAGAATCCACCACCGCCTTGTCCAACATAAGGCATCCAGCGGTCTTTACGAGAAGCACCATGAGGCCCACTAGTTCCAGAAGACTTATAAAAAGGTTGATGGCTAACAGTTCCATCAGCATTTCTTACAGCTGCAGTAGTTACTTGCCTTGTCTGGCCACCAGATGTTATTTTAAATGTCTTACCACTAGGGAGAAAATCACCTACATTTTTACCTAGGTTTTTTACATTTGCAATATTACTAGGTGTTAATAGATTCTTACCCTTTTTAACTAAACCAAGCAAACTTTTAACACTCATTAAAGGACTAAGAGCTAAATCAGGAGCCATTCCCGCATCTATATCTTCTGAGCCATAAAGAAAAGAATTTATACGTTCTTTTTTATCAATTTCTTCCTGAGTTGGCATATAAGGCTCAGTATCATAAGAACTACTTATATCTTCAGATATATTGCTTGCCTGTAAGTCTCCATATGAACCGGTAGAGAGAGGATTGGCATATTTCATCATACCCTCTAAGTTAATACCACCATTATTTTTATGAATACTTCCCATTAATTACGTTTATACTTACTTGTACGTAACATTTCAGAAACAGGGTCCATCATTTGACGTTCTAAAGGAGCCCTTATACCCCACTTCTCCATAGCTTTATTATATAAAATCTTAGATTTATTAATTAAGTTATCCCATTCCATTTGCCCTTGAATTGATTTGCTTGTCAAAGGACTTTTAGCAGAGGGAAGGCCAGTTCCTTTTAATTTATTCATAATACCAAGAAGTTTATCCAAAGCTTCTGGAGGCATAGTTTTGCCCGCCTTATGGGTTGTTCCCAGTTGTTTGCCACCCTTCATGATAGTTTCTCCCCCGGTAAGTGCAGCTTTAGAAATCCCCTTGCCAATTCTACCCATAGCTCCAAGTCCTAAAAGGTCTAAAGGGCTAAATATAGTATTTTCCCCTAGATATCCACCTTTAAACTTAAAGTTGCCTTCATCATCATAAGCGGGATTAGGACCTATAGTCCCAAGATTAGAAGCTTCTTCAAGGTTATAAGCTTGTGCTAATTTATTTCCAGTAAGAATAGCATCTATATTATCATGAGCTACTCCTGTAGCGTCAGCTGTTGCGTAATTATATTTTAATAAACCTTCCATTATAGCACTGCTCCTGGATAATAGTTCATAGATTGCTGAAAAGACTTAATCCTCTCTTCAGCTTGTGATTCAGGACCTGCCCAATGGTATTTAGCCCACCATAGGGGTAAGTCAGGGTATGTCAAGTTCTTGAATGAAGCCTTCGGATGGTATCTTACATTACCCATAAACAACATATTCTGTCCTAAACTAGGTATTTCACTAGCATCTACCCCAAACTTGGTAGATATACTAGTCCAATCAGGTGCATCTATCTGATTAGCCTTAAACCAGCGTAATAGCCTGTTCATGCCCGTTTCTCCACCCTCACTGGGTCCTAGTTCGAATTGGAATAATCCTCTGCCAGGGCCACCTCCTAGTTGCTTACACTGTGGGTCCCTTCTAGATTCATGGTAAGATATGCGGTCCATTATTTGTTCTATGAACTCAGCGGTCTGCTCATAGCGTTCACTTATGTTAACCAGCATTTGGGTATACATTTGTTCTAATTCATCCATAAAGCCTCTCATTTGAACGTAATAACACCACAGAATGTAAGGCTAATTAGCTATATAAAGCAATAACTTTAGAAAATTAGTCACTACTACGTAGCTTAGTTATGCTTAGTATACACTGCTAGTTAAATATAAGTGGCTACGCAGTATACGTAGCAATAACTACGTAGTCCTTCTACGTAGTAAACCTTACTTAGCTACTTATTAGTAT